GCAATATACTAAGGGGTGGTAATAATGATTGATCTAAAAGGCAAAGCAACTGAGAAAAATCTAGTATTAATTACTGGATTATCACAATCTCGGATCAACCAAATGAAGGCAACCGAAGTTTGGTCTTTGGAAATGAATTTAGAAGAGGCCTCTCATGGTATTGTGAAGTGGCTTGGTAAAAGAGCCGCAGGCCACATAAGTGAAGATGGTTTAGATCTAGTCCAAGAGCGAGCAAAGTTAGCAAGAGAAAATAGAGAAACTGCCTCTCTAAAAAATTCAGAATTGCGCACCTCATTAGTTCGTGCAGATGAAATAAGAAGATCAATTTTTACTGCCGCTAGATCTGTAAGAAATTCTATTGAAACTATTTCAGATCGGATCTCATTGCCAGTAGCAGGCATGACAGATCACCACGATATACACGAGCTTATAGATAAAGAAGTAAGGGATGCTTTGTCAGATCTTGATAATGAATGGAGCAATATTATTCCAGAGGAAAGTGATGGAACAAATCGAAACGGAAACACCCTTAACTGATATTGATGGAGAGCGCCTTGCTCTCAATGCAATACTTGATGGACTCAAACCAGATCCAATTGAGCCAATGTCAGATTGGGCAGATCAGTATCGCGTTCTAAATCAAAGTTACGCGGCTGAAGCTGGCAGATGGAGAACCGAAAGAACTCCATATCTTAGAGAAATTATGGATGCTTTTTCACCATCTAATCGATGTGAATTTGTAACGATTATGAAAGGCGCTCAACTTGGATTCACTGAAGCCTTGACTAATATGCTTGGCTATATAATTCACAGATCACCAGCGCCGACTATGATGGTGCAACCAACACAGAATCTAGCCAAGCGTTATTCAAAACAAAGGCTGGCAACTATGATTTCTGACATGCCAGTTTTAAAAGGTCTGGTCGCTGATCCTCGAGCTAGAGATTCTGGCAACACAACACTGGCAAAATCATTTGATGGCGGCGTGCTATTTATAGCAGGAGCAAACTCTGCGGCAGATCTTAGATCAGTGCCAGTTCGTTTTCTACTGTTAGATGAGGTTGATGGCTACCCTTATGATGTCGATGGTGAAGGAGATCCGATTGAGTTAGCTGTCAACAGAACCAAAACTTTTGCGCGTAGAAAAATCTTGATCGGATCAACACCAACAGTCAAAGATGTTTCTCGAGTTGAGCGTGAATATTTAAAAGCTGATCAAAGAAAATATCATGTGCCTTGTCCGCATTGTCATGAGATGGATGAGCTAACTTGGCCAAATGTTAAGTGGGATAAAAATGAAGCTGGCCAGCACCTACCCGAAACTGCTTATTATGTCTGCACACATTGCGGCGGCATGATCGATGAGAGTAATAAAACTGATATGTTAGCCAAGGGAAAATGGGTTGCTACAAAACCAGAAAACAACATTAGAGATAAGCGCAGATCTTATCATATCAATAGTCTATATTCACCTTGGGAAACTTGGGGATCTATGGCTCAAAAATTTATTGATGCTCAGCAAGATCCTCACTTACTTAAAACTTTTATTAATACATCTCTTGGAGAATGTTTTGATGAAGCACAAAATAGACATGATCAAAATGATTTAATGAAACACGCAGAGGACTATGCTTTAAGAACTTTGCCAACTGGCGTGTTGCTGGTTACTGCTGGGATCGATGTACAGGACAACAGACTTGAAGTTGTGCTTTGGGGTTGGGGTAAATCTGAGGAATCTTGGGTTGTTGATTATCATATTTTGCATGGAGATCCTGCGACTAACCAGATCTGGGAAGATTTAGATGAGTATCTACAAAAAGATTTCACACATACTAGCGGCGAGATCGTCAAGATCAGCGCTTGTGCAGTTGACACTGGTGGCCATCATACTCAAAAAGTTTACGATTTTTGTCGGCTAAGAAAGCACAGAAGAGTTCTTGCGATCAAAGGATCTAGTTTAAAAAGTAGACCAGTGATCGGCAGGCCTACTAATCAAGATATAACTATGAGAGGTAAGACTGTAAAGAACGGCGTACAGCTCTGGCCTATTGGAACTGACACTGCTAAAAGTGTTATCTATGGTCGCTATGGAATTGAAGTTGGACAGCCTGCATCAATACATTTTTCCAAAGATCTACCCGATGAGTTCTACGCGCAGATCACTGCTGAAAAATTAATTACTCGTTATCATAAAGGACATCCAATTCAAGAATGGGTTAAGCCTAGTCATAAAAGAAATGAGGTTTTAGACTGCACAGTTTATGCACTAGCGGCGGCCTATCATCTCGGAATGAATAAATTTTCTGAGCGTGATTGGAGTCGATTGGAAGATCTTGTCCAGCCACATACTAAAGATCTGTTTAATTCTGATCCTGTAATTGAGAAAAAGCATCCAACAATTCCAGATGAACCTGTGAAAACCGAGCAAAATAAAGTTGCATCACAAAGAAAATCTCCTCGCAATCCTAGGCGCAAAGGCAAATCTAATAACTTTGCAACGAGCTGGTAGCTGATTGCAGATCATTCTATTGACTATTTTTATTTGGTTGCTACCATAAGGATCATCACTCTGAAGGAATGACATGGCTAACCTCTTTGATCAGACAAATTATTCTGATTCTGAGCCTGCTGAGATTGTCGCTGGAGATCGTATCGCTTGGAAGCGTACTGATCTTGGTACTGATTATGTTCCAGCTAATTACTCTCTAAGCTATTCAGCAAGACTAGAAAACAATGCTGACTCAGAGATTGTCATTACAGCTAGTGAAGTTGGATCTGATTATGTGGTCGAAGTTGCTGCAACTGTATCTAAAAATTACAGATCTGGAACTTACCACTGGCAGGCTTACATTACTAGAACAGCAGACAACGAAAGAGTCACAGTTGATTCTGGCACATTTAAAGTTCTTAATGATCGTGCTAATTCAAATGCAGATCCTAGAAGCCATATCAAAATCGTTCTCGATAACATTGAAGCGGTTATCCAAAATCGTGCCAGTAAGGATCAAGAGAGTTATTCAATCCAAGGGAGATCATTATCACGCACACCAATTGCAGATCTCATTGCTCTTCGCAGTCAATACAAAGCAGAACTAGTTCGAGAGGAGAGAGCTGAGCGCATTAAAAATGGCCTAGGTCATAGCGGAATTATAAAGGTGAGAGGATGAACTTAAATCCATTTAAACGAAAAAAGGAAGCAGTAAAGCAACCACGCCGCCGCCAATATCAAGCGGCAAAACTAGATCGTTTGACTTCAAGCTGGTCAACGACACAGCAATCAATCAATAAAGATCTACAGCAAGGCGGTAAAGTTCTCAGAACTAGAGCAAGAGATCTAACTGTAAATAATGATTATGCTCGCAAATATATGCAGATGGTTGTTAGCAATGTTGTTGGAAGTAATGGCATTGGGTTGCAAGTCAAATCTAAAACACCTAAAGGAAAATTAAATGTAAAGGCTAATCGTCAAGTAGAGCAAGGCTGGAAAGAGTGGAGTCATTCTAGAAACTGCGCATGGGACACGCGATTAAGTTTTGTCGAAATGCAAAGATTGTTTATTGAAACTGCCGCCAGAGATGGTGAAGTATTGGTAAGAATTATTAGAGATGATTCTAAGTTTGGACTCAAGCTCCAGTTCCTAGATTCGAATAGATTAAACGAAGAGCTAAATAAAAAGTTAGAAGATGGCGCATGTATCAAGATGGGTATTGAGTTTGATTACACTGGCAAGCCGATCGCTTATCACATCAACCAATATTTGGATGATCAGATCTATAACCATGGCGTTACTGAAAGAGTTCCAGCAGAAAATATGATCCATTGCTTTATGGGAGAAAGACCAGAGCAAATCAGAGGCGCAACTTGGATGGCAAGTGCTATGTCTAGAATGCAAATGCTTGGCGCTTATGAAGAAGCAGAATTAGTAGCCGCCAGAATTGGCGCATGCAAGATGGGTTTCTATACTTCTGAAGCTGGTGATAGTTACATTGGTGAGGAAGATGATCAAGGTAATTTGATTAGTCAAGCTGAAGCAGGAATCTTTGAGCAACTTCCAGCAGGAACGAGCTTCACTGCTTTTGATCCAACACATCCAACCAGTGCATTTAAAGATTTTAATAAAGCAATTTTACGCGGCATTTCCTCTGGCCTTGGAGTGGCATATAACTCATTATCGTCAGATCTCGAGGGTGTCAGTTACTCATCGATCAGATCTGGAACGCTAGAAGAGAGAGATCAATGGCGCGTAAAACAAAGCTGGATGATTAACCACTTCATGATGCCAATCTATGAGCGCTGGTTATCTATGCAATTACTTACAAATACCCTAGGCCAAGGCATGACAGAGTATGAAACTTTGTTAAATGTTAGATGGCAAGCCAAGACTTGGAATTGGGTTGATCCACTTAAAGATATTAAGGCAAGTGTTGAAGGAATTAATGCAGGAATTAAAACTCGTTCTGAGGTGATCTCTGAGCAGGGTGGTGATATTGAGGATGTCTTTGATCAGTTAGCTTATGAGCAACAATTAGCTAAAGAAAAAGGACTGAATCTAAATGGTGTAAGTCAAGAAGAAGGAGTAATAGATGAAACAGATTAATACTGGAATTCTTTCCAGAGCGTTTAATTTGGATCGTGAAAAGATCGATGAAGAGAATCGAACAGTGCAACTTAGTTTTTCAAGTGATATGCCAGTTGAAAGATGGTTCGGGATGGAAGTGTTAGATCACTCGCCAGAATCTGTCAACTTGGAGCGTTTGAATGATGGTGCGCCTCTCTTAATGGATCACAATACAAGCGATCAAATAGGAAGAGTCGAGCAGGCAATGGTAGATGGAAAGCGCGGAAACGCGATAGTCCGTTTTTCAAAGTCAGCTAGAGGCTCAGAAATTTTTAATGATGTTGTCGATGGGATTCGTCAATCCATTTCAGTGGGTTATAGAATCAATGAGATGGAACTTGACAGTGAGCGTTCAACTGAGGACGAGGAATACTATGTTGCAAAACGCTGGTCTCCGTTCGAAATCAGTATCGTAGGTGTGCCAGCAGATAATTCTGTGGGAATATCACGAGCCGCCGAAGGTGAAAATCTAACAACGATAACAAATTTTGTGGAGAAACAAATGTCAGAAGAAGTAAAAACTGATCCAGTAGTTTCAGCACCAGTGATCGACACTCAAGAAGTCGCTCGCAAAGCTGTTGAAGCG